GAAGGATGTGTTTTTACCCAGGACCAGGGATGAAGCCTGATTGTTGTGGTTTTCTGATGGTTGAAGGAACTAAGGGAATCGTGGCAAAACACATGTGGTACTTGATGGGAGGAAAAGATGCATTTGTCGTTCTACAGTGCAATAGAGGAGGTGAATTTCGATTTAAAGTGTCAGAGCTGCAGAGAAGTATGGATGCAGTAAATGACACAAGCTTCTTTGTTTTACCGCTTGGTAAGAGTGAATGGAGAAAGGAAGGAATCCAGGAATTTAGGAACATAAAGCATCACTTTTTAACTGACAAAGAAGCAGATGATGCAAACATATCTCATACAACCTTGTTCTTTTCACAACCAGGGGATGGAGATTTGCGAATAGAATCTTTTTCCACAGAGAGAGCACAGACACCGGTTGGATATGGTTTTTCTCATGGACCGGGTATTAAATGTTTGTCCACAGTGACTTATCCAACAGGGACAATGCCAGGAATGTGCACAAGTCCCATAGTTGTGCATAATACTTTCATAACGACCAAGATTTTAGCCCATCATGTAGCAGGAGGACCACATTCAGGAGTGGGAGCAGTTTTGACCCAGAGTCATTTAACAGAAGGATTTGCGGCATGTGAAAGAGATACAGCTATTGCCAATGAATATTGGAAAGGAACTTCAATGTCTGACATTGTTACGGGTAATGTTGATCCAGAATACTCACCTGTGATGGAGTTGGTAGAACAAGTTGAAGCTGAGAGTCAGGGTTTCCAGGAAGAATGGGTCGATGAGACGAAGGAACCCATGTTGATATATGATGTGAGACATAATTATCGAGGCCAGTTGAGAGATAAGGCCTTGTGGGTAAGATTTCCACATAAGTCAGAAATCATACCGTCATTGCTGGCAGGAGAGATTAGGGAACCTACTACAGCTCCAGCAGCTTTGGCCAAGTTCAAGCATCCAGTGACAGGTGAAGAAGTGTTCCCTTTGCAGAAGGCTTTGGCAAAACTGGTGAAAGTGCCTGGAAATGACTTTGATCGAGAATTGGAAGATGAGTGTGAGAAGATCATAATGCAGAGTATACCTTGTGTGGTTCCAGCACGGCTTTTGACTTGGGAGGAAACAATACGAGGAGTGGAAGGCTGGCAGTTCACACGTTCTATGAGGACCGACACAGCTTTAGGTTTCACAGGATCTCCCAAGAAAGGAAAAGGAAAATCAGAAGCCGTCTGGAGGGATGAGAAGGGACAATTGCACTTTCAAGAAGGGTGGAAAGAGAAATGTATACATGCGGAAACTGGTTACAAACAAGGTTTGACTGGTTTCGGAGCAAACACCTTGCATTTGAAGGATGAAAGACGGAAGCTGATAAAGGTTGAAAATGGGGATACAAGACCTTTTATAGGTTCATTCTTTGTGCATTATTGTAATTGGAGAAGGCGGTTTTGTTCATTCTTTGAAAACCTTGCCCAAGCACGACATTTGATGGGAGCATGCATTGGAATTAATCCACATTCAACGCAATGGCAAGCCCTGTTGATGTACTTACAAGAAGTGGGTTTGGAGGCACGAGCCCTTGAAGGAGATGCAAGTAACTTTGACAATAGTGGAGAGACCAAGTATAATGAAGGATTTGTGCGAATCGTGAATGGATGGTATGGAATCCACTGGACAGGAACTTTAGAAGAACTTGGAGAAGACAACAGAGCGCGAGATGCCATTTATCGAGAAGTGTCAGGACCATGCGCTTATGTAATAGTGGGGAAGGATATTATTCAACCGAGCCAGTTCTTCGGCTCAGGAGGTCTGAATACATTTGGAGTGAATTGTGTGAAGACCCTGAAGAATTCTATCTACCTTCCGTCTAGACGAGCTAAGCGAGTGACACAGGTTTGGGATGATCTTGGAGATATGTGGCAAGATGATGCTTGGAAGAGTGAGGAGGTGGCAATAAAGAATTTGAAATTGTTGGAATCCCTCCTCAACCAAAGGCAAGAAAAATGGAGCTTGAAGAAAATTGTGGAATTCTGTGAGTCAACGCATGGGATGCGTATGTTCACTCCAGGGACAGTAAAGGAGTGGACTCGGTGTGCTTCTGGAGGAGATGATATTGTCATGACATTGGCGGAAATGATGGAATGGTTCAC